CGATCCGGGCAACCGAGGCCCGCACCTATATCGGCCAGGACGCGATTGATCGCGGTCTCGCCGACCGCTTCGCATCCCTTGATGAAGTCCTTTCTGATCTCTCCACCAAGGCCCCCGGGGCCGCAAAAAGAAGGAACGGGTTCGCCATGAGCAATCCGAACGAGGCCGCTGCCCCGCAGGCTGAAAACGCGGGCATCACTCCCGAGGCGAACGCGGCGCTCGTCGCTGCCGCTCGCGCCGAGGGCGTTGCCGCCGAGCGCGCGAGGATCTCGTCGATCCTCCGGAGCGAGGCTGCCGAGGGTCGCGAGGGTCAGGCCCTTGCGTTCGCCCTCGACACCGACGTCGATGCCGAGGCCGCCATCAAGGTTCTCTCGGTAGCGCCGAAGGTTGCCACCTCTGCCATCCCGAGCATCGCGGCGCGCGCTGCTGCCGAGGCCGAGATGGGTGCCGACGAGCCGGTCCAGACCAACGCGCAGGAGGCCTCCGCCTCCGGTGCGTGGGCCCGGGTTCTCGCCAAGATCAACTGAACATAAGGAACCACTCACATGACCGTTTTCACTGAGGGCCGCAATCCCGGCGAGTTCCTCCTCTCGGAAGCCAGCGGCAACCGCTCGCGTGATGTCATCACCGTCGCCTCCGGCGCTGGCGTGATCGCGCCGGGCACCGTCCTCGGCAAGCTCACCAGCGGCGGCAAGTACACGCCGTCGCCCGCGACCGGCGCGGACGGCTCGCAGACCGCCGTGGCGGTGGCGCTCTATGGCTGCGACGCCACGAGCGCCGACCAGAAGCTCGTCGTCGTCGCCCGCGATGCCGAAGTGAACGTTAACCTCCTGGCCTATGCCTCCTCGGTCGATGACGCGACCAAGAAGGCCGCCAAGGCCTCGCAGCTCGCCGCCGTCGGCATCATCGTCCGCTAACGCGGCACCAGAATAGGAGACAGCAAACATGCTGGATATCTTCAACTCGTCCGCGTTCTCTGTGGCGCGGCTCTCTCAGGTCGTGAACGAACTGAAGTTCGTGCCGGGTCGCATTGGCGAGCTTGGTCTGTTCGAGGGTTCCTCGGTCGACACGACCTCCATCGCCGTCGAGAAGTCTGGCGACATTCTCTCGCTCGTTCCCCCGACGCCGCGCGGCGCTCCGGGCACGACGGTCGGCAAGCCCAAGCGCGACCTTCGCTCGCTGATCATCCCGCACTTTGAACTGAATGCCGCGATCTACGCGGAAGAGGTTCAGAACAGCCGGGCTGCTGGTCAGGAGCAGGCCCTCGAAAGCGTCGTCCAGAAAGTGGCCCAGCATCAGCAGATGCTCGTCCGCTCGCTGGCCGCGACCGAGGAACACGCCCGCATGGGTGCCGTCCAGGGCGTTGTGACCTATGCCGACAACACGACCCTCGACCTGTTCTCCGAGTTCTCGGTGACGCAGGAAACCGAGATCGACTTCGATCTCGACAACGCCACGCCCGCCGATGGCGTGCTTCGCAAGAAGTGCGCGGCGATCACCCGCCAGATTGCGAACATCCTCGACGGCGTGCCGTTCACCGGCATCCATGCCTTCTGCGGCGATAACTTCTTCGACGACCTTCTTGCTCACAAGGAGGTCCGCGAGACCTACAAGGGCTGGAACGAAGCGCAGATCCTGCGCGACGGCTACGTCGGCGGGAACCGCTCGTCCTTCGGCATCTTCGAGTTCGGCGGCATCGTATTCGAGAACTATCGCGGTGCGGTCGGCTCGACCTCGTTCATCAACACGGACAAGGCTCACATCTTCCCGCTCGGCGTGCCCGGACTGTTCCGCACGGTCTACGCGCCCGCCGATTACGAGGAGACGGTCAACACGATGGGCCAGCGCCTCTACTCGCGCACGTGGCCGATGCCCAACGGCAAGGGCCGCCACATCGACGTGCAGATGAACGCGCTTCAGTACTGCTCGCGTCCGAAGGCTCTGATCAAGGGCAAGCGCACCTAACGGGTTTATGGCGGGCGGCGTGGAAAGCAGACACGCAGCTAACCTGGGCGGGGGGTCTGCCTCGATGGCGTATCAGGTCAACATCCCCCCAGCCGGAGTAGCGCCCGGCCTCGCCACCAACTCTTGAAGGAAACGACAATGGCTTCGCCGTTCGACGCTCTCGACGAGCTTCTCTCCGCCTCCGTCATGACCGCCTACGGCGAGGCCGCCATTCTCACGCCTCGCACCTCCTCGCAATACGCGCAGCGCGCGAGCGATACGAACCGGCCGCAGACGAATGTCTGGGGCGTCTTCTCCGCCGGTCCCGGCGAACAGCAGATCAAGGGACAGTCGACCGGCGGCGAGTTCGCCGGAACGACAAGGCTCGGCGTCATGCGCGCCGAGTTCTGGATCACACAGGAGCAAGTCGCCGCTCTCGGGTTCAAGCCCGGCAAGGGCGACACCGTGACATTCCCCGGCCGCACCGGTTCGCCGGTCTACGCGGTCGCAGCAATTCAGAACACCGACCGGGGCGACCTTGCCCTGATCCTGGTGCGCGAGGATCAATCCGAATGAGCCTGTCCCGTCTTGCCATGCGGATTGCGGCGGCCCGCGCGGTGCGCGGGGCCACGCTCGCGGAGAACCGGGTCTTCGATAGCGCCATCGACCCTATCGACGTCACCATCGCGGAGAACCGCGCGCCGATCCTGATCGTGATGACCGACGAGCACGAGGGTATTCCGACGGGCCGCGATCTCTTCCACACCGACCAGAGCTGCGACCTCATCATCGAGGCCGCGATTGCCTCCCGGGTCGAGATCGAGGGCGAGGTGTCGATCACCATCCCGCACACCGACGAGGGCATGGAACTCGTCCTCGACATGATCGAGCATCAGGTGATTGCAGCCCTGACCCGGGAACGAACCCCCTGGTCGCGGGTCTGGATGAAGCTCGTTCCCCGCGTCAAGCGGCGGCTCTCCCGGCGTGGCGCGTCGGCCGAGGGCGGCGTCCGCTTCGCCGCCCGGCAGATCGTCCTGACGTGCGACCTGATCGAGGCTCCGACCGACGGGGCTCCGGTCCCGGCCAATTCAACATGGGGCGATGTGCTCTCCGTCATGGCGACCGATGAGGCACTTGAACCGATTTCCGACCTCCTGCGCGCCACCATCGAGGGCGAGGCGGTGGCCGGGTGGCAGCGCGCCGCGAACATGCTCGGCATCCACAAGGCGACGGCCAATGCCATCGGCATCGGCCCGATCATGGACGAGGAAGACGACCCCGCCGAACTGGCGGTGATGATCGTCGACGGCGACATCAACGACATCTTCGACGATTACGCGGCAACCGATCAGGGCTTCCCGAATGGCGATCCGTGAGCTTGTCGAACTCGCCTCCCGGGTCGCGGAGCTTGAGCGCCGGTTCTCCGGCACCATGCGCCACGGGACGGTCGAGGAGGTCGACCCGGCGAAGCAGATCGTCCGGCTGAAGTTCGGCAAGGACGTGGACGGAAAGCCCTTCCTGTCGCCTTGGGTGCCTTACGCCCAGATCGCCGGGGCCTTGAAGGTCCACACGCCGCCGACCAAGGGCCAGCAATTCACGCTCCTCTCGCCGACCGGCGATTGGCAGCAAGCGGTCGCACTCCCGCTGACGTGGAGCGACAACAACAAATCGCCCTCCGGCAACGGCGACGAGAACGTCCTGACCTACGGCAACGTGCGCGCCACCATCAAGGACGACCTGACGCAAGTCCTGGTCGGCGGCACCGAGTTCGAGATCACCAGCGACCTCGTCAAGATCAAGGTCGGCGGCGTCGAGGTGAAGATCTCGGGCGACGGCGTCGCGATTACCGGCGGTCTGGTTACGCATGACGAGAAGAACATCGGCTCTACCCACAAGCACGGCGGGATTGTGCGCGGTGGAGCCCTGACAGACCCGCCCGCAAACTAGAGGAAAGCACATGGCGAAGTATCTGATCACCGAGAAGGCTGGAACCTTTGTGGCGGGACACCGAAACACGGGCGTCGGCACTGTCCTCGAACTCCCGCCGCTTGCGGCGGAATACGAACTGACCCTCGGCACGCTCCGGCCCGCCTCGGGCTCCGAGGAGATCATCGGCGTGATGTCGCCCGCCTCCGAGCCGGTCGCCGTTGAGGCCGAGCCGGAGGCCGAGCCCGCCGAGGAACCGGCCGCCGCCAAGAAGAAGTCGAAGAAGTAACCGCAAGGGGTGAGGCCATGACCGCGAACCTTCGTGATCCGTCGGTCGGCCTCGATGCCTCGACCGGGGGCATCCTGACCGGCTGGGAGCATGTCGTGCAATCCCTCCGGGATATCTTCGACACCCGCTTCGGCACCCGCGTCATGCGCGAGTGGTATGGCTCCTTCGTCCCGAACCTTCTCGGGCGGCTCATCACCCCGCAGGAGGTGGTCCCGTATTTCGCGGCGATCACCTCGGCCATCGAGCAATGGGAACCCCGCTTCCGGGTCACGCAGATCCAGGTCGTGAAGGTGACGCGGGACGGGCAGCTGCACGTCTTCCTCGATGGTGAGTACCGCCCCCGGGCGGTCTACGGCGACTTCACGCCCGCCGGGGCGCGGCGGCTCGATGCCTACGCCAACCCTGACGGCATCCTGATTGAGGAAAGGCTTTCGCAATGAGCCGCTTCACGGCGATCAACCTCTCCGGCCTGACGCCGCCCGAGATCATCGAGACCCTCGACTATGAGGCCATCGTCAAGGCGATGCGCGACGACCTTGTCGCGCGCTTCCCGCTGATCGCAGGGGTCATCGACCTCGAAAGCGAGCCCGCGCGCAAGCTGATCGAGGCCTTCGCCTATCGCGAGATGGGCCTCCGGGCCCGGATCAACGACGCCGCCCGGGCGGTCCTCCTTGCCTCGTCCTACGGGTCGAACCTTGACCACCTCGGCGCGCTCTTCGCGACCGCCCGGCAGACGGGCGAGGATGACGAGCGGTTCCGCCGCCGCATCCAGCTTGCGCCCGAGGCGTTTTCGGTCGCCGGTCCCGAAGGGGCCTATCAATACCACGCCCTGACCGTCGCCCCGTGGGCGCGCGACGTCTCGGCGATCTCGCCCCGGCCGGGCGTCGTCCGGGTCACGGTCCTCAAGACCGGGGCCGACCCGATGCCGACCCTTGCCGAGCGCGAGGCGATCCGTCTCCACCTCGCGTCCGAGGCGATCCGCCCCTTGACCGACGTCGTCGAGGTCCAGGCTCCGGCGGTCCGCCGGACCCGGATCGTGGCGCGCCTGACCCTCTATCCCGGCCCGGACGGCGAGGTCGTCCGGCAGCGCGCCATCACGGCGACGACGGCATGGGTCGAGAAGAACCGGATGCTCGGCATGAACCTCCGGCGCTCGGCGCTCTTTGCGTCGCTCCATCAGGAGGGGGTCCACTCCGTCGACCTCGTCTCGCCCGCGCAGGATCTCGTCCTCGATACGACGGAGGTCTATGCGCTCGACGGGATCGAGGTCTCGATCAATTCAACCAGAGACGAGTAGCCCATGACCCGGCAAACGCTCCTGCCGCCGAACCGGACGCAGTTCGAGGAGGCGTTCGACCTGACCGGCGCGCGGGTCGGCGAGTTGCCGGTCCAGATCGACAAGCTCGTCCGCCCCTACGAGATCCCCTCAACGCATCTGGCATGGCTCGCCTGGGGCCTGTCAGTCGATCTATGGGAGAAGGAATGGCCGCAGGAGAAGCACCGGTCCTTGGCGGCGAACGCGCTGCCGATGCACGCCCGGAAGGGAACCCGGGCCTCGATCTCCGAGCACATCAAGATCATGGGCGCGGAAGCGCGCCGCTACATTGTGCCTCCGGCGAAGACCTTCATGATGGAGGCCTTTACCGAGGAGGAGCGGGAGGTCTTTCTCTCGCGCTTTCCGCAGCTTCGCGTCTATCCCTATGTGTCGCGTGGTACTGCTACGAACACGCGCTTTCTCTCCGACGCCAATGGGACACCGTCGGCCTTCTGCGGATGGCCGAGCGTCAACAGCCGCTGGTTCCGCGAGGCGAAGCTCTGGGACCGGGGCGAGGAGACGACCCTTACCGTTCGAGCCGTGACGCCCGAAGGCGTCGGCAACTTCTACGCAGCCGCTTTCGACGAGGTGGTCTTGGGGGCGAAGCCGACTAAGGCGATCCACCTCGACGCGCCGCCCAAGGCGCGCGCGTTCCTGATCGACGACCTCGGCGTGGCGCAGCGGCTGATCCGCATCCCGCGCGACGACAGCTACTCCTACCGGCTCGGGCGCGAGACCTACACCACCGCCTATCCGAACGCCGATCTCGTCGAGGTGCGGCCGCGCAACGTCGCCGAGCCGCACGGAAGGCAGGCGCGCTCGCTCTTTCTCACCAAGGGCGAGTTCATCGAGGGCGCGCAACTGCCGCCGACGATCTCGTGGCGCTTCATCTACGAGCAGTGGCACCTCCACGACCCGGACCGGGTTCCGGACATTCGGGTTCGCTCGACGCACCTCGCATACACGCGGCTCGGAATGCCGCCCTATCACGCCGAGGTCCGCACCCGGATCAAAGGCAAGCAGGCTCCGCGAACAGCGGGGCTTTTCGTAAACGGATATCTGATGACGGGAGATCGAAAGCCCATCGCCGATGTTCGTGAGGCGGTTCGGGTCTCGAAGTCTCTTCGCGACAAGATCCTCCTTGACACCAAAACCTACCGTTTCCCGAGGGCTGGCGACCGCCTCAAGATCGGAACGGTGACACTCGGACGCTTCATCGAGGCATAGAAGGAACACAGCCGTGGAAAGTCAGGTTATTTTTCGGGACCGTCAGGAGCTGCAATCCGCTGATCTGAACAATCTGCAGGATTTCACCCGCGCATCTATCGACCACATCGTCTCCGACGCCATCGAGAGCGGCAAGGCATACAGCGGCTTCTCGGCGTCCAAGACCGCCGCGACCGAAATCACGCTCTCGCCCGGCCGTCTCTACGCGGGCGGTCAGGTCTTCGCGCGCGACGAGAACGTCGTCATCGACGTCTTCAATTCGCTGCCGCTCGTCACCAAGAAGCGCGTCGCGATTGTCGCCTTCGGCCAGGCGGTCGACACCGACGTCCAGCCCCGCGACTTCCTGATCGACGCGCAGATCGGCACGACCGAGCCGCAGTCGGTCGCGATGGAGAACCTTCGCCGCGCCGAGCTTTCGGCGGTGGCCGGAACGGAAGGCCCGGACCCGTCCTATCCGCCGACCGACGCGAACACGGTCGTGATCTGCTACGCGCTCCTCGACACCTCGGGCATCGTGTCCATCGAGCAGTGGTCGGCGACGCAGCTGCCGAACCTCCGCGTGATCTCGAACCGGACCTCGGCACTCGAAGTCTGGCGCGGCCAGATCTCGGGCCAGGTCGATACGCTCAAGACCGACCTCGCGGCCTTGGCCGACCGGCTCAAGCTCTACACGATGAAAACCGACTATGTGGACCTCCTCGGCGAGTTCGAGAAGCTCCGCGAGCGGGTCTTCCAGCCCTCGGCATATATCTACTATGGCTCGAACCACTTCCTCGATCTCGTCGGGAGCCAGACCGCGCACGCGAGCTTCGACGCGATTGTCGGCGAAGGCATCCGCTTCCCGAACGCCGGTTCGGCGACGGCGGCCCTCTCGCTGCTCAACCCGAACAACCCCTATGTGACCGTCAACAACGGGTTCATTCTCCCGAAGTACAACCACGGCCTCCGCATGAACCTCGCCGGTTACAACGGCGAGACCCGGATGGCGCAGTACACCTTCGAGACGACGGCCATCACGCAGCTTTCACGCACCCGTGAGCGCCGCCGCTTCGGCCCTGCCAAGTCGGTCTGCACGAACTCGACCTACTGGCGGCAGGGCAATTACGACCCCGTGACCGGCGTCTTCCGGATCAACGGCGAGACCTGGGAAGTCGCGGCGGCGGATCGCGCCAACGCGACCATCAATCACAAGTTCATCCGCATCACGCAGTTCTGGGTGGACACCTACGAAGAGCCCTACTGGGATTATGTGAAGTCGACCGCGACGCTGAACGGTCAGCAGGTCGCGCAGACCTTCCTCAACTCGCAGGACGGCTGGCTCTCTCAGGTCGGTCTCTACTTCTCGCGCAAGGCCGCGACCGGCGACGTGAACGTGATCGTTTGCGAAACCGCCTATGGTATGCCGGACCTCTCCCGCGTGGTTTCTCGCACGGTCCTTCCCGTTGCGAGCATTCAGGTCGGTGCCGCCGCCGCCAACGCCGCCCTCCCGGCGTTGATCGAGACGACGGTGCCAATCGTCCCGACCTATCTCAAGTCGGGCCGCCGTTACGCGATTGTGCTCGTCACGACCGGCGACCACTACGTCGCCATGACGAACACCGATAACGGCGTCGTGCAGGGCACGTTCTTCGTCTCGACCGATGGTGCCTTCTTCGCGGGCAACCTCGTGTCCGACATGAAGATGAAGCTTTACTTCGCGAAGTTCGACCAGCCGCGTGTCATCGTGGAACTGGCGGCCTTGCAGCTTGCGGGCGGCATCCTCGACATCGACATCCTCAACGAAGGCATCACGCCTCCGGCCTGCCGTCTCGACTACGAGGTCCAGGTCAACGGCGCGTGGGTTCCGCTCGATGCGCCGCCCAACGGCCCGAGCCTCGCAAGTCTCCCGGCTATCCTGCCGCTCCGCGCGGTGATGACCGGCACGACCGACCTGATGCCGGGCTTCGGCGTGACCGCCTCTCAGGCGACGGTCTCTCGCAACAAGACGGCCTTCACGTGGGTCGGGACCAAGCGGACCCTCGGCTCGCCCTCGACGTCGATCAAGGTCATCATCGACCTCCAGGCTTACGACGAAGTGAAGCATGACTGCACCGTCACCCTTCTGACGGGCACCACGCTCGCGACGACCGAGACGGCCGACGCGGTCGAGGACTTGCTCCAGAGCGACGGCACGGTCCGCCGGACGTGCGTGTTCAACGTGACCAGCGTTTCGGACTATGCGGTGAAGATTGTGGGCGCGACCGTCTCGGCGGCCGAGACCTTCCACGTCGCCGAACTCATCGAATTTGCCAACACGTAAAGGAGCCTGAGACATGGCGAAGAGCCCCACGCACTACCGCATCACCGTGAACCGCCCGATTGAGGCGTCGAAGATGAACTTCAATCCGGGTGCCAAGTACACGGTGAAGGCTTCGGTTCACGACGCGATCAAGAAGACGGCGGCGGATGCGATTGCATCCGCCGATCCCATGATGATGGAGTAAGGTCCAATGATCAGGTTCGAGGATCTGCGGGTCCGGGATCAGAACGAACTCGACCGGGACTTCTTCAACCGCCGGTTCCGCCTGATCGCCGAGGCCCTCGGCCAATTGAGCGAGGAGGTCGCGTCGGTCACGAGCGACACCGACCGCCTCGTCGCTCTCGGCCTCAATCGCGTGAACGAAGTCCTCGGGCCGTTGCTCTCCAAGGTCCAGGCAGCAGCGGAGAACGGGTTCCTCGTTGCGACGTCAACGACGCCGCTCACGATCTCGCTCGGTCTTGAGACGACGCTCACCGTCACCGCTGGCGACGAGCGGGAACTCTTCACCCCGACGCCTTACCTGATGCTGGCGAGGACGGCGGCCAATACCGAGGCCGACTATGCGCTCCTCCGGGTCCAGAATTACAACCGGACCAACGGCGGCCTTGCCTTCGAGGTCGTGTCCTTGAGCGGCAACATCGGGGCGGCGTCCTATAGCGATTGGGTGGTCTCGGCCTCGGCCGGGATCAGCATCCAAGTGCTTGAGGCCTCGTCAAACATCGAGGACACGCTCGTCCTCGCCGAACAGGCCGCCGCCGACGCCGCCGACGCGGCAGCGACCGCGCAAGCGGTCCTTGCCTCGGGCCCGGTCTCCTCGGTCAACGGGAAGGCCGGAACGGTCGTCCTCGGCATCTCGGACATTGCCGGGCTCGTCTCGGCCATCGCCGCCAAGGCCGACAGCAACCACGGCCACCCGATCTCGGCCATCTCCAACTTGCAATCGACGCTCGACGCTCTGGCCGACGGCGGCACCTACTGAGGTAAAGGTCCATGACGCAGTCTGTCATCTCGCAAGTCTCGCAGAAGCTCGCCCTCGGCGGCGTCAAGGATATCGAAGTGACCGATATCGTCGACGACGGGGCGGGCGGCTGGACCCGGGCGGTGCGCTTCTACGGGACGCCCGCCGTCGGCACCAACAAGGTTCTGGTTCTCGAAGTCCTCTTGCAGTCGGCCATCAAGGCCGAGCTGGCGATCACCACGCCGGAAATCGACTTCTGATCCCGGCCTCCCTTCTTCCCTGATCTCATCAAGTCCGTTCAACGCCCGGCGCGCGGTGCCTCCGTGCGCCGGGCCTTCCGTTTAGGAGACACCCAATGTCTGACCCGACCTTTGGCATTTCGATCACGCGGATCGACAACGAACCGCGTCCGGCAGTCTTTTCGGATATGTCGGTTGTGGGGATCATCGGCACCGCGCCCGGCGCGGATGCCACCGTGTTCCCCGTGAACTCCCCCGTCTTCATGTATTCCGACGACGCGACCAAGTATGCCGGTCTCGGCACGACCGGCACCATCAAGGACGCCATCGACCTGATCAACGCCCAGCTTGGCGAATTCCAGGTCGCCGCGAAGATCGTGGTGGTCCGCGTCACCGAGGGCGCGAATGCGGGCGCGACGATTGCGAACATCGTCGGCAACGCCAGCCTCAAGACCGGCATCCATGCCTTCGTCGAGGCGGGCCCGGCGCTCGGCGTGATCCCGCGTCTGCTCTGCGCCCCCGGCTTCACCAGCCAGCGCGAGACCGGCGTCGCTTCTATCGCCGTCACGAATGCGGGCAGCGGCTACACCTCCGCCCCGACCGTGACCCTGACGGGCGGCGGCGGAACGGGTGCCACGGCGACCGCAACGGTCTCCGGCGGTGCGATCACCGGCTTCGTCATTACCAACGGCGGCAGCGGCTACACCTCGGCACCGTCGGTCGGGCTGTCCGGCGGCGGCGGTACGGGTGGCGCTGGCACGGCCACGGTTGCCGATCTCGCCAATCCGGTCTGCGCGGCGCTCCCCGCCGTCTGCGCCAAGCTCCTCGCTCACGCCGTGGTCGATGGCCCGGCAACGACCGAGGCGGACGCTCTCGATTGGCGCGAGAGCCTCAACTCCGACCGCCTGATCCCGGTCGATCCCGCCGTGAAGGTCTACATCGGCGGCACCATCGTGACCCGCCCGCTCTCGCCCGCCGTGATCGGCATCGGCGTGCGCCGCGATCACGAGAAGCAGGGCCGCCCCTTCCACTCCTGGGCCAACCAGCCGGTGCAGGGCGTCCTCGGACCGTCGCGTCCGATCAACTTCTCGCTCACCGACGGTGCGACCGAAGGCCAGCGTCTGCTCGCCAACAATGTCGGCGTGCTGCTGCGCGGCGAGATGGGCGTGGAGACGGCAATCGCCTCCGGCGGCTTCGTGTTCGTCGGCACCGACAATGCGGGCGAGGATGATATCTGGCGCTTCTACAACGTCACGCGCGGTCGCGATTACATCCACCTGATGTTCCTGCGGACGCTGCGCTTCTACCTCGGGCGCTTCAACCTGACCGGCCAGACCATTCAGGCGGTCCTCAACACCATGAGCTTCGCTCTCCGCGATCTCAAGGCGGACGGGGATATCCTCGGCTACCAGGTCAAGTTCACCCGTGATCAGAACTCTCCCGAGCAGCTTCGCATGGGTCGGTTCACGATCAACTTCGCCGCCGAGGAGGCCCCCGTCCTCCGCTACCTCGGCATTCAGTCGTCCCGCTATCGTCCGGCGCTCGATGCGCTGCTCGAGGACCTGCTCGCCCAGGTCGATGCGGTCACCGGTTAATCGTCGCACAATAAGGAGCCCTTACCATGAGCACCATTTACATCATGGAGGCCGCAAACTTGTTCTGCGGCGACCACGACCCGACGGCCTCGAAGCACCTCACCCTGGCCGAACTCAAGCTGCCGCCGCTGCAGGAAATGTACCAGGACCACCATGCCGGTGGTTCCCGGGTCCAGATCGAGGTGGCGGTCGGCATCCAGAAGCTCGAGCCCACCTTCAAGCTCAACGGCTGGGACCCCGATCTGCTGACGCAGTTCGGGCTCGGCTCGTCCCGGCAGAAGGTGTTCACCGCTTACGGCGTCATCCGCGACAAGCGGACTGGCGTCGCCATTGAGGCGAAGGCGGTGATCGAAGGCCGCCTCGGCAAGATCGAGAGCGATGCCTTCCAGCGCGGCGAGCTGCAGGGCCACGAGTATTCGATCAACGAGGTCATGCACTACGAACTCTGGTTCAACGAGAAGGAAAAGCTCTTCTGGGACTTCTTCTCGACCGAGTGGCGTCTGGACGGCATCTCGCAGAACGACGACGAGCGCCAGATCCTGCGCATTCAACGCTAACTGATAGACCCCGGAGATCATGATGTCAGATACCGCCCGCCTTAAGCTTCGCCGTCCTGTGACCATTGGAGAGCAGACCATCTCCGAGGTGACGGTTCGCCGCCCCAAGGTGAAAGACCTTCGGGCGATGGAGAAGGCGCGGGAGCCGGGGGGCACCGAAATGGATCAGGGCGTCGCAATGGCTGCGGCGCTCTGCGACATTCCGGTCGCGTTCATCGACGAGATGGACGCGGTGGACTTCGCCTCGATCTCCGAGGTCATCACGGGTTTTTTGCCCAAGGCCCCGGCATAGGGGCATGGCGCGGTGTCGTCGCCGACACCGCGCACATTCTTTCGACACCGATCACGGCGTTCGACGAAATGGAGTGGTCGGAGGTCGTCCTCTGGCACGCCGAAGCACGCCGCCTCTCGACGCGGCAGGGATAGCACATGGCGAACATCACCTCTCAACTGATCGTCCAGCTTCTCGACCAGGTCTCGGGCCCGGCGAAGCAGGTCGGCAATGCGCTGCGCGGGATCACCCGGACGGTGCAGGAGGTGGCCCGCGCGCCGCTCGATCTCACCACGCGGCTTGACGCCGCGATCACCCGGAACAATCGCGCCCTGGCTAACGCCCGCATGGGCCTCGCGGATGCTGTTGCCGGGTTCTATGCCTTACGGACGGCCATTGCGGCCCCGGTCGAGGAAGCCATGCGCTTTGAAAGCGCGATGGCCGACGTGAAGAAGGTGGTCGACTTCCCGACCCCCAAGGCGTTCGACGACTTCAAGGCCGCGCTCATGGACCTCTCGCGGCAAGTGCCGATGACGGTCAACGGGCTGGCCGAGATCGCCGCCGCTGCCGGTCAGGCGGGCATTGCCGGACCGGACCTGATCCGCTTTACCGAGGCCGCCGCGAAGATCGGCGTCGCCTTCGATATCTCCGCGCAGGAAGCCGGAGAGGCCATGTCGAAGATGATGACCGGCCTCGGCCTGACCATCGACAAGGTGGTCCTGCTCTCTGACGCCATCAACCACCTCTCGAACGCTCAGGCGTCGTCTGCGGCCGAGGTTATGGACGTGGTGCGCCGGGTCGGCGCGCAAGCCAAAATGTTCGGCTACACCGCCGAGCAAGTTGCGGCCTTCGGTTCGGCCATGATCGCAGCGGGTGCCGATAGCGATGTGGCGGCGACCTCGTTCCGCAACATGGGCCTCGCGCTCACCAAGGGCGCATCGGCGACAAAGGCCCAGCACAACGCCTTCGCCAAACTGGGGCTAGACCAGTTCTCTGTTGCAGAACGGATGCAGCAAGACGCGGTCGCCACGACGGTCGATGTCCTCGAACGGCTTTCCAAGCTTCCGAAGGAAGTACAGGCGTCGGTCGCGAGCGACCTCTTCGGCAACGAGGCTCGCGCCTTGGGGCCGCTGCTGACCAATTTGGATCTCGTCTATGCCTCTCTCGGCCTCGTCGGGGAGCAATCGAAATATGCCGGGTCGGCCTTCCGCGAGTTCGAGAACCGCAACAAGACCTTCGGGTCGGCGCTCCAACGCTTCAACAACATCATCACGATCCTCAAGATCAGCATCGGGAACGCGCTCCTCCCGGCGCTGAACTCGGTGATGCAATTGATCGCCCCGCTGATCGACGCGGTGTCGCGTCTTGCGACCGCTTTCCCGAACGTGACGGCGGCGGTCGTTGGGGCGGCTGCGGCATTCGTGGCTCTCCGGGTCGCGATCACCGGCCTGACCTTCCTCGGCCTCATGGGCAAGGGCGGGATGCTCGCCACGATGGCGGTCGGGGTCCGCACCCTGACGGCTGCGCTTGCCGGTCTCAAGGCGGTGGCGATCACCGGGCCGCTGGCCCTCATGTCCGCCGGGCTGGTCAAGCTCCGCGCCTCGCTCGTCGGCCTTACCCTCCTCGGGGCGACGGGTGGTGCTGGCTCCGTCTTCAAGACCCTCGGGGCCTCGATCCTGGGCCTCCTCAATCCGATGAACCTGGTGCGCGCGGCGGCGGTAGCCCTGCGCGGAGCCCTGCTGCTTTCCGGGGTGGGGGCGATCCTCCTCGGCATCGCGGCGGCGGGCAAGTTCATCTATGACAACTGGTCGGGCATCAAGGAGATGTTCTCGGCCTTCGGGACGGCGTTCACTGCCGCCCTCGGCCCGGTCAAGCCGATGCTCGACCCGGTGATCTCTGCCGTGGGTTCGCTCTTCGGCTGGCTCGGCAAGCTCTCCTTCGAGATATCGCCGGACCGCTGGCGGGTCTGGGGCGAGGCGGCTGGCACGGCGGTCGGCAATGTCGTCCGCTGGTTTGCCGAGCTTCCCGCCAAGATCGCCGCCCAGGTCGGGAGCCTCTACGAGATCGGCCGCCAGTTCATGACGTCGTTCTTCGACGGGCTTGTGTCCATCGGCAACGATATCCTCAATTGGGCGAGTGGCATCGGCGACAAGATCAGCTCCATGCTGACCTTCTCCGGGCCGACGCCCACTCCGGCGGTTTCCCCGCGCGGGGGATCGACGGTCGTCCCGGCTCCGGCGCGCGCCCGGGGCGGTCCGGTCTCCCGGGGTTCGACCTACATGGTCGGCGAGAAGGGGCCGGAACTGATCACCGCCGGGCGCTCCGGCTACGTGAACAAGGCCGGGGCGGCGGCACAGGCGGGGCCGATCACGGTCGCGCCGGTCTTCAACATGACATTCAACGGCAAGACCGAACCGGAAGACGTCGTCCAGCAAATCCGCCGCGTCCTCCGCGACGAGGTTCGCGAGACCTTCCGGGGGGTCTTCTCCGATACCGGAATGAGGATGGCGTAAATGCTGATGGCTCTGGGTCCGATCCGGTTCGAGGTCTATCCGTTCAACGTGATGGGCTACGAACACGAACACGAGACGAGTTTCGTCGAGAAGCCGGTCCTCGGAGCCCGCCCGCCCCTTGAATGGGTGGGCGAGGGGCCGGAGAGCTGGTCTCTCACGGCCAAGATATTCCCCCACAAGTTCGGGGGCCTCGGCGACTTGAAGAAGCTCTATCAGGCGCGGGCGGCGGGCCGCCCACTCTACCTCATGAGGGGCGACGGCGCGCAGATGGGGTGGGTCGTGATCGAGAGCGTCAGCGAGCGGTCAACCTTTCTCGACGCCAACGGCATCGGCAAGGTGATCGAGGTCGATATCTGGGTGCGGCGGTCGTCCAAGCCGTCCAACGGCAGCTTCTTCTCCGCCTTCTCGGGGGTGTTCTCATGAGCGACGTGGTCGAGACCATCCGGGTCGAGGGCGAATTCATCACCGTGTCCCTGATCGTCTGGCGGCGCTTCAAGCGCGCCATGCCAGGGCTCGTGGAAGAGGTGTTCGACCGGAACCCGGGGCTTGCCGCTCACGGCGATTATCTCCCGGTCGGCACGACCTTCCTCCTGCCGATCCCCACGCCCAGGGCTCCGGCCATGCTCGAACCAATCAAGCTCTGGTGATACCGAATGTCGAAGCGCGCGGTCTTCATGGTTACGGTTGCCGGGACCAATATCACCTCCACGCTCTCGCCGGTCCTCACCTCGATCTCGGTCTCCGACAAGGTCGGTACGCACTCCGACACCGCGACCCTTGAGGTGGACGACACCGAAGGCCGGATCGTGATGCCGCAGATCGGGGCTCCGGTCGTCGTGGCGCTCGGCTGGGAAGGCGAGGGGGTCCGGGTCGTGTTCACCGGCACGGTGGACGAGGTGAAGTCGGCGGGCTCGCGCGGGAGTGGGCGGACGCTCACGATCTCCGCGAAGGGGATGGACACCACGAAGAAGCCCAAGGAGGGCCAGCAGCGACACTTCGACGAGATGCCGGTCGCCGATATCTTGAAGGAGGCGGGCAAGCTCGCGGGCATCACCGAGTTCGAGATCGACCCCTCGCTCGCGTCGATTGTCCGGAAATACTTCGACATGCGGGATGAGAGCTTCATCCACGCGGGCGAACGCCTCGCCCGCGAGATCGGGGGGAACTTCCGCGTGACCGGGAACAAGGCGGTCATGTCGAAGCGCGGCGGGACGTACACCGCCGCCGTGCGCGCCGCCTGGGGGAAGAACCTTCACTCGTGGGATATCTCCCCGTCGCTCGGGCGGACACAGTTCTCCGCCGTGCTGGCGCGCTGGTACGATCCGGTCAAGGCGATCTGGAACGAGATCGAGGAGAAGACCAAGCTCTCGGTCGATGCCCGGCATCCTCACCGCTTCTCGAAGGCGGACGAGGGCGAGGCCTCGCAGCAGACCGGCTCCGACGCGGCGACCTCGGAACGGGATGCGGGCGAGGGGAGCGTGACGATTGAGGGGAACACCGAAGCGATCCCCGACGGCCTGTGCATCATCTCTGGTGCGCGGGCGGGTGTTGATGGTGCGTATCGGATCGAAAGCGTGACGCACACCTACTCGCGCGGCGGCGGGTTCGTCACTCAACTCAGCTTGAAGCAGCCCAACCAGGGCGGCGGTTAATCGCGGAAATCGTCATGCAGCAAACACAGTGGGTCTCGGACCTCCCCGGGGTGATCCTGTTCATCATCGGCCTCGGCGGCCTTGCCGGGGCCCTGCTCCTCATCGTCAAGCTCTGGAAAGAGTTCGTGCCCGACAATCAAGACGCCATGTCCCGGGATATCTCCGCGATCAGAACGGACATTCACGACGTTCGCAAACGGGTCGGGCTCCTCGAACTCGACATTGCCAAGATCGACCAGCCCGCGATTGCCCGGCGGTTCGATACATTCGAGCAGAAGCTCGACCGCCTCTACGACCTCCTCCTCGACCGCATCTCGAAGCAGGGCTAACCCCCGCCGCCAGGATCAACGCCACCCCCGGAAATCTGCTCCGTGGCGGGCTTCTCCGGGCCGCGAGCGATTGCCCTAGCCGAAACACCACAAGGCCGCCCACGGGCCTCCTATGGCCTGGCAAAAACGGGTTGCAAAAACATCAATCCCCGAGGTTCCCAATGTACGACCCGAGAAAGCGGGACGGGCAAGAGCCCGACTGCGGCATGTACGCGCTCGCCCTCGCCATCCTGCTCGTCCTCGCCGGGGTTTGCCTTGCCGCCATCGGGTTCCTGATCGGCGTGTACTTCGGACCGTGGCCGGTTCCGAAACAGGTTCGCCCCGGCGTCATCGCCATCCTTCCCTTCAACATTCACCCGGAGGCCTAACAGCCATGTCCGATTACATGAAACTCGCCCGTGATCTCGTCGGCACGAAGGAAATCGTTGGCCCTGCCGACAATCCGAAGATCATGGAAATGTATGCCGCCGTCGGCCACGATTGGGTCGAACATGATGAAACTGCGTGGTGCGCTGCGTTCGTCGGATACTGCCTTGAGAAGTCCGGCCTTCGTTCGACCCGGGCTCTCAACGCCCGGTCCTATCTGAACTTCGGCGTTGCCGTTGAACTCGCCGATGCGAAGGAGGGCGATATCGTTGTCTTCTCGCGCGGCAAGGAGGCGTGGCAGGGCCACGTCGCGTTCTTCGTCGCGGCGACCGCCACGCAGATCAAGGTACTCGGCGGCAACCAGACCAATGCCGTGACCATCGCCAACTATGCCAAGACCCGGCTTCTCGGCATCCGCCGCCCGATCCTCGCGGAGACGAGCCAGACGCCGAGCGTGAAAAGCGTGCAGGAGCAGCTCCGCGCGCTCGGCTACTACGAAGTCGGCGTTCCCGACGGCAAGTATGGCCCCCGGACCCGCGCTGCGATCCTCGCCTTCCGGGCCGACAACTCCCTGCCGCTCTCGCCCGAGATCGACGCCCAACTCGAGAAGGCTCTGACGAGCGCGCCGCCCAGGGCGGTCGCGCCGGAGCGCGCCACCGGCAAGCCCGAAGGCTCGCGGATCATCAAGGCCGCCAACGTCCAGCTTGTGACCGGCGTCGTCGGTGGTGCAACCGCCGTGGCCGCAAACCTCGCGCCCGCCGTCGAGAACGCCGAGCGCGCGAACGGGCTTGTGAAGCGCACCTTCGATCTCCTCCACCTCGACGTCCTGCTCGGCCCGGCGCTGCCGTGGATATTGGGCGGCATCTGCGCGGTGGTGATCGTCTATGCCATCGCAACGAAGATGGCCCGCGTCGAGGACCACCAGACCGGGCGCACGCCGTGATCTGGCCCCTCATCCTCCGGTGGCTCGCCTCCCTCTGGCGGGCCACCTCGTTCTACATCACCGCCGCCGGTGCCATCGTCGTCGCCATCGGCATCGCCTTCCTCAAGGGTCGCGCCGCCGGGAAGGCCGCCTATGTCGAGAAGCGCGAGGCCCAGAAGCAGACCGCCGCCAAGAAGGCCGAGGAAATCCAAAATGAAATCGCCAAGGCTCCTGACGCTCGCGTTGATCGCCGTCTCGATAAGTGGATGCGCGACTAACCCGGCCTTCAAGGATGACTGCGATTGGGCCAAGCCCATTCGCCCCTCTCGCGCCGACGCCCTCTCGGACGGCACCAAGCGGCAGATCCTCACCCATAACGAGGCTGGCGCAAAGCTCTGCGGGTGGAAGCCGTGAGCGGTGTTCTGTTCTTCAGCAAGAGCCCGTTCAAGCTCCCCGACCCGACGCAATCCGAGATCGTCGTGCCCTACGAACTCCCGACCCTCGATGGCGGTGCGCCCGACACCGACCACGAGGGCGGCGTGACCCTCGATTGCGGAAGCCCCACCACCACGACGACCGTGCGGACCATTGATGGCCGTATTGATGGAGCGATTTGATGACCACCACCGTTCTCGCCAGAATTCAGATGCGCCGTGGCCTCGCCGCCGAGTGGGCGGCGGCTAACCCCGTCCTCGCGCAGGGCGAGCTTGCCTTCGAGACCGACACCGGCCGCACCAAGATCGGCGACGGTGAAACCGTGTATCTCGATCTCCCGGCTTACGCGACCTATGACCAGATGGTGGAGGCGCTTGCGGACATCGAGACTGCGCGCGATGCAGCCTTGGCTGCGGCTTCAGCGGCAGATGATGATGCCGACAGGGCCGTCGCAGCCGCTGATCGCATAGATCTGGGGTCCTTCGACTCCGATGTGGCCGCGACCGCAAGCGCCAAGACCGCCGCAGAGTCCGCGAGAGATGCGGCAGTGGTGGCGAAAAACGCCGCCGAGGCGGCCAACACCCAGGCGCAGGCTGCGTCGAACGTGCACGAGGCGGTGGCGGGAAACGTCGGCACGCTCATGGCCGCCTTCGGGCAGGCGTGGGAAGAACTGCAGAAGGTGATGGATGGCCAAGACGACAACGCGCTCGGCGCGGTCCACGTCGCCAACCTCGCGCAGATCATCGGGCAAATGGCCGATCAGATCAACGGCGGCCGCATCACGCTGGCTGGAGGAACTCTTGCCGATCCGGCCATCCGCCTCGGGACCGTCGGCATCTACAGCTCGGCGGCCAACACCCTCTCCGTGGCGATCGCGGGTGTTGAGCGGCTGCGCGTCACCGCGAGCGGAATCACGGTCTACGGCACGGTCACAAACGCATAGGATAACCCATGGGATACAAGCTAAATCAAAGCCCGGTTGCTGGCGAAAGCTACCAGCGCTGTTTGCAGGTGGTCATCGACAATCCACTCGCCGGTCAGCCAACGGTGATGTTCAGTCAGGAGACGGTCGTCGGCACGGATGCGGGAGCCGTGGTGAGGATCCCGATGCAGCCGTTGGCCATGCCATTCGACCCTGACGCCGAGATCCCGGTCATCAACCCGGAGACGGGCGAGCCCACAGGGGCGGTCGTCACCCAAGCCGAAGTCTACACCCTGATCTTTTCCGCTTACGTCGCCGCGGCAAACCCGCCGCCGTCTGCTCTTGAATTCGAGGAGGAACCCTGATGACCGTTTCCGCCGCCGCCCAAGCCAACCTGCGCCGCCAGGTCGAGACCATGTCGAACGGCGACATGACCGTTCGCTTTACGGCCAAAGGCCAGCCCAGCTACTTCTGCCGTCTGCGCAAATTCACCGTTCAGAGCCTTGATGCAAGCCTCGGCACTGGCGTCCATCCGGCATTCATCGTGGGCGGCGTCGAGAAGGACGAGATCCTGATCGGCATTCACCAAGCCGCAGAGGTCAATGGCGAGATGGTGTCTCAGGCTGGCATCGTTCCTCGCGCAAGCATTACCCATGATGCGGCAGTGACCATGGCCCGCAACACCGGGACCGGGTTCTGCGTCGCCACCAATGCTATGTACGCGGCTCTCGCCCTGCAATGCAGGGCGGCGGCCCGCTTCCCGCGCGGCAACAACAACAACGGGCGCGCATACAATGCGACCGATGAAGTCGGCATCAATGACAGCGGCAACCCAACCACAGGCGGCAGCGGACACACCGTTATCCGCTCTGGGTCAGGGCCGATTGCATGGAACCACCCCGCGACGCCTTGGGGCATCCAGAACCTGAATGGCAATGTCTGGGAGTGGTCGCCCGGCATGCGCATTGTCGCTGGCGAAATCCAGATCATCGAGAACAACAACGCAGCGCTGGCGGCCACCGATCTCAGCACGGCTGGGCCGTGGCAGGCGATCCTCGCTGCGGATGGAACGCTGGTCGCGCCGGGCACATCTGGCACGGTCAAGTATGCCACATCAGGAACGACCGCCGGGACGCTGGTCTGCGCCAACGGCGGGGCGTTCTCTTCGATGACTGCCAATTCGGTATCGACGGCGGCGCTTCAGAGATTGCGCCAGCTTGGGCTTATGCAGCCGGGCGCGCCAATCGAGGCGGATGGTTTTTACATTGACATGACGAGCGAGCGTCTGCCGATCCGTGGCGGCGACTGGGGCGGTGGTTCGCGGGCTGGGGTCTTCGCCCTGGCCCTGACCATTGCCCGGTCGTCCCCGGACGCGGGCATCGGCTTTCGCCCCGCTTTCGTGCCCTGATATCTGAAACCCTGAAATCTGAGGTCCGCGCGATAGCGCGGGCCCTACTTCTGCCGGGAGGCACCGCTTGGACGATCTTAAAATCCGGCAGAAGTGCGAGGAAATGATCGTCTATGGCTACGTGGCGCTCAGGCAGCTCCCCAAGTACGAGCGCCATGTGCTGGCCGCCGAAATCAGGACATCGATGTGGACGCTGTTGCGGCTGATCATCCTCTGCAACAAGCGCTACCACAAGAAGACCACGATGCAGGACTTGGACGCCGAGCTTGACCTCTTGAGGTGCCAAGTGCGGACGGCCTATGCGCTGCAGTACATAGACGTGAAGAAGTACGAGATTTGGTCCCGGCACCTCGATGAGGTCGGGCGGATGATCGGCGGCTGGTTCAAGTCGCTGAGCAGAGGGGCTGTGGGTGATACTTGAGCGTCTGCCGATCCGTGGCGGCAACTGGAACAATGGTTCGCAGGCTGGGGTCTTCGCCCTGAACCTGAACAATGCCCGGTCGAACACGAACACGAACATCGGCTTTCGCCCCGCTCTCGGGGAACGTCAGAAGGCGGCGGCCCAAGGGCCTCCGTTCGGTACCCCCTCGAAAGGACCCGCAGTCCTCGGCCAAGTGCCGAAAAACATGAACAGGCCGGGGTGTCGCAGTAGCCGGGAACGGTGAACCCTCGCCCCGGCCAACAACCAGAAGGTCCACGATGGCGAAGACATTCACGAACCTCTGGGAAGAAATCATCCAGTTTGAGACGCTTCTGCTGGCGTGGGAACGGACCGCAAAGGGCCGCAGGCGGCAGCGCGACGTGATCTCGTTCCGCGCGAACCTTGAGCCCAACCTGATCGAAATTCAGGAGAGCCTGATCCACAGGACATACCGCACCGGTCCGTATCACAGGTTTTTCGTCTATGAGCCAAAGAAGCGCCAGATCGCTTCGCTGCCGCTCAAGGACAGGGTAGTGCAGCACGCGCTCGTCCACGTTATCGAGCCGATCTTCGAGGCGCGCTTTATTGATCAGTCGTTTGCCTGCCGCCATGGGAAGGGGGCTCACAAGGGGGCCGACACTGTCCAAGACTATATTCAGAGCGTCAAGCGCACCCACGGCAATGTCTACGTCCTCAAGGGCGACATTTCAAAGTATTTTCCATCTGTCTGTCATGATGTGCTTCGGCGCATTGTCGCCAAGAAAATTCAATGCAGCGAAACGCTGTGGCTCATCAATGCCATCCTCGATAGCGCGGCAGATGGAGACACTCTCATGCCGCGCGGCATTCCCATCGGGAACCTCACCTCCCAGATGTTTGCCAATGTCTACCTCAATGAGCTTGACCACTTCGTGAAGCACACGCTGCGAGAGCCGCATTACGTGCGCTACATGGATGACTTCGTGATCGTGGGGCACGACAAGCAGCAGCTTCACGACCAGCGCAAGGCGCTCGAAGACTACCTCTGGGCCGAACTTGGCCTGCGGACCAACACGAAGACGCAGGTATTCCTTGTCGGAGACGGCGGCCGCGCGCTTGATTTCCTTGGCTACAAGATATGGCCCACCCACCGGGCTCTGCGAAAAGACAGCATCCACCGGATGAAGCGCAAAATCCGCCGGATGATGAAGCTCTACCATCAAGGCGAGCTGACGCTCGACGACATCGAGCCCGTTCTTGTTTCATGGGCCGGACACGCGAAGCACGCCAACACCTATAATCTTAGGTCAAAGGTCCTCGGCGGCGCCAGCTTCGTCCCGCCTCCGCTGCGAATGCAGCGGCCACCACCCCACGCTAGATAGCAGAAGAAGGGAGCCCACATGGGTATCAAGCTGAAACGGTCGGCGGTTGCCGGTAAGGTTCCGCAGCTGACCGATCTCGAACTCGGCGAACTCGCCATGAACACGGCGGATGGCAAGATCTATCTGAAGAAGAGCGTCGGCGGGACCGAGAGCATCGTGGAGGTCGGGAACGTCACCTCCGTCGCCGGGAAGACCGGCATCGTCACGCTCGCCATCTCGGATATCCCGAGCCTCCAAGGGGCCCTCGACGGGAAGGCCGCTGCGAGCCACGCCCACGCCATCGCCAACGTGACGGGTCTACAGGGCGCGCTCGACGCGAAGGCACCTCTGGCCTCTCCGGCCTTTGATGGCACCCCGACCGCGCCGGATCTCCCGGCCTACACGAACACGCTCCAGATCGCGACCGCCGCCCTGGTCTACAAGAACGCGACCCGCGTCCCGATCAACTGGCAGAACGTGGCGGCCTATACTCTGGTCGTCGAAGACAGCGGCAAGATGGTGCAGCTTGAATGGGGCACCGCGATTACGCTCACCGTTCCCGCTGGCGTCTTCGGCCCGGGTCGAAGGATCGACATCACGCAACTCGGAGCCGGACAGGTCTCGGTCGTCGCCGGGGCCGGGATGACGATCTACTCGAACGGCAACCAGCTAAAGCTCGCCGGGCAATACGCCGCCGCCACGCTCCACTTCTGGGATGCGAACCGGGTCCAGCTCATCGGAGACATCGTGGCATGATCGGGAAGTCTCTCCTCGCGGCGACCCTCGCGTCGGGGCTCGTCGTGCCGCCGGAGGCGGGGCTCTACGTCCCGCCGAAGCCCGCCATCGTCAAGCCGGAGAACCTTGACTTCTCCAAGAACATGCTCGCCATGCCGATGCTCGTCGGCGCGATCAAGCCGCAGAGCGGGCCTCCGGCGACGCTCTCCTATGTGGTGACATACCGGAACAACTTCATAGGCACGTCGAGTAGGGTATCCGCATCGGACGTTTCACTAGGCGCGACAGCCGCCAACCGCACATTGATCTTCGTGTTTTGCGCGATTGCGTCGACGAACGTCGCGAATGCCGTGTCCTCTGTCACACTCACTCGAACGTTCGACACCAGCGTGAACATGGTGAAGAGATACGAGCTTACGGTCGGCAATTTTGCTCTGGCGTTCTTTACTGTTCGTCAGAGTAACTGGGTAAGGGCCGACACTGTAGTGAACCTCCCATCGGGGCAGGCCGGTCTCAGCTGGGCGGTCTATGCCGCCTATGGGCTTACAAGCGATGTCCCGACGGACGTCTCTTCGGCCTGGGGTGCAGACGCTCTCCCGGCATCTGGCCTTGGCGTTCAACGTGGGGGCATTGTCATCGGCGGCGCTATGACGAACCGCTCCGACGGTGTCGTTAGCTGGTCCGGTCTAACGCTCTCAGAAAGCGCGACGGGAGCGGGGAGCATGCGCTCGTCTACTGCGCGCCTCGTCGCATCTCAGGCCCAATCCAACCTCGCCGCCAGCGCGACCTTCTCGGTCGCCGGAACACTGAGCGCCGCCGCCTACGCCGCCTTCCGGTAACACCCCCGACCGCAACGACCGATCAACCCACGAAGCCCCGCTCCGGCCATCCGCCGGGCGGGGCTTTTTTCATGGAGGGACGCCATGCGACCCATGCGACCCATCGTGCTTGCGCTTGCCCTATCGACCGCCGCCCCCGTTGCCGATGCCAAGACATGCAAGGCATCGTTCTACGGGGCAGGGGAGCGCCTCAACCGGCACACCGCGAACGGGGAGGTCTACCGCCCCCACGGGATCACGGCGGCCCACCGGACCCTTCCCTTCGGCTCCCGGGTCAAGGTCGTCCACGGGGGCCGCTCGGTGGTCGTCCGGATCAACGACCGGGGCCCGGCATCCTGGACGGGGCGATGTATCGACCTGTCCCTCGGGGCCGCCCGGAAGCTCGGGATGGTCAAGCGGGGGGTAGCCCCGGTCCGATTACAGATCATCAGATGAGAAAGCCCCCGTCCGGTTGTCCCGGGCGGGGGCTTTTTTGCGTTTTGAGGAGGCGATTAATCTCCTATGCGATGTCCCACGCGAGGTCGGTGAAGTCGGAGTGCGCCTGCTTTATCGCGCGGGCCCGTTCCGCGAAGGCCTCCTGCGCCTCTTGGAAGGCTTCTGGTCCCTGTGGATAGAAGTCCCGCCCGTTCGGCGCTGCGGCGTTGATCGCCGCGAGCGCAGCGTCGAGGGCGTTGATGACCGCCTCGAGCTGGTTGAGCAGCTCATCCTTAGAGGTGCCGTTCATGTGGATGGTCGGTTTCAGAAGAGGCTTCATGTCTGTGCTACCCAAGTGTTATCGGTGCGGGACGGACGCAAAAAACCCTTTTGTTTTCAAACGGCCGGATATTCCCGCACTTTGGCCTAACGGTTTGATATGTCGCCGAAAGCAGGTCAACTGGTGGGCCCACCACCCCCGCAAAACCCCTTTGATATTCCAAGGTTTTTCGCCCCAATTCCCGCACTTGCATTTAGGTGCGGGAGGATTTTGTCCACTGTCCGTTCTTCACGACTTGCGCGCGAGGCGCTGTGCGGCGCGCTGCGCCAGCGAACGGTTGTTTGCAGCCCGGGTATAGGTCTGCGACTGCGAGCCGGTGCGCCATCCGAAGAAGGCCTGCAGCTCCTTTTCCGAGCCGCCGCTGTCGGCGACCTGTGTGGCGAGCAGCTTGCGCAACCCATGCGCCGTGCCCTCGACCTTCGCCGCCTTGCAGGCGTTCTTGAACCACGTGCCGAAGCTCTCCTTGACGAAGGGCGCGCCAGAGGCGGTCACCACGAAGGTGAGGTCGCCGCACGGCCCGGCGTCGATGGCGGCCTGCAGCTCGGGCATGACGGGGATGAACAGTTCGGTGTTGGTCTTGTCCGCCTTCATCTCGATCACCCCGTCCTTGACGTGCTGCCGCCCCAGCCGGACGGCGTCGCTGCGCCGGAGCCCGGTGTTCAGCAGGATCTCCATCGCCAGCCGCTCGCGGGTGCCGAGGGGCCAGCGCTTGCGGTATCGGGCGACCTCCTCCGGGGTCCAGACCTTGAACCCGTCCGTCTTCACGCTCAGGCGTTTCACGGTCAGGGTCGGGTCGACTTCGAGGTGCTCCATCTCGACCGCCCACCGGAACAGGGCCCGCATGGTCTTGAGGAAGTTGTTCGCCGCGAACGGCGTCTTGGGGCGCCGGTCGCGCGCCTCCATGATGTGTTTCTTGGTGATCGCCTTGAACGAGACGTTGCCGCTCTTCGCAAGGACGTGGAGCAGGATGTTCTCCCGCTGCCGCCTGGTCGCGGGCGAGCTTTGCGCCCAATCGGCCGAGGCGTGCCATTGGTCGACCAGCCACTTCAAGGTTCCGACGCTGGCCCGCTTCTTATCGGGCTTTGCCGAAGGCAGGTCCGCGCCCGCGATGGCCGCGTGGTAGTCGGCCATGAACTGCGGCGAGCCGTACTCGCCTTTGATGCGGATGCGCTTGCCGCGCTCCTTGCGAACGTACCATTTGAACAGCCCGTGGCGGGTCCGCTCGTGTTGCAGATGGGGGAGTTTGCGCTTTGTCATGTCGGCATTCACAGGTTTATGTCCCCGTCGAAGTCAACTCGAGCATTCCGCTTCTCGCGCCCCGGCTCCTTGGGCGTGATGCGGATCTCGCCGTTGGCCGAGATCACGATCTCCATGTCCTCGCCGAACTGCTTGACCGCCCGGATGACGCGGGCGACGTCGGCCTGCGTGAAGCGCGATGCTTTCATGCCCATCAGCGTCCTCCGAAAAGGTCCTGCTGCGCCGCGATCCGGTCGAGGATGACCTGACGGATCGCCTGCATCGCCCGGTTCCTCCGCCGGGCCTCCTTCATCCCCAGCTTGCCCGCGCGGATCATCCTCGGGTACTTCCAGTCCCGGTCGCGGATCGTCCGGTCGATCTCGCGGAGCATGTCCTGGTAGGTGACAGGGCCGGTCAGATCATCGAGCGCCATCGTCTGCCTCCGTGTCGATCACCGCGTCGAAGAGCTGGTCCTCGATGATGGTGAGCAGCATCTGGCGGACCAGTGCGTCGGCCGAGAGGCCGCGCTCGCTCGCCTGCTGCTCAAGGACGCTGTGCATCCGGTTCGGGATGACGACGCTTACCGGGTGGCCCATCACCGGAACCCCGTTGCGGGTGTAGGGCACATCAAGACCGGCCTTACGCATCTTGAACAACATCACGCGTGCATGCTCCGGTGTGATCTTCATTCGCCGCGCGATGGCGGAGGGCGTCAGCACGCCGCGCGCGATGAGGTCCAGTATCTGCCGCTGCCGGTACGGGATGGCTCGCCGTCGCTTGTGCTTTTTCGCCATGTGAATTACAGTCCATGCCGATCAATCTCCGTGGAAAGACTTTGATCATTTCCGGGTCGGGCGTTCACGCGCCCGGCCCGGAACCGTTTTCAGATCAGGCTGGCTTGCCTTCGTCCCATCCGGCGGCCCAGGCATCGGCCTCCGCCTCGCGCCCTTCCTCTCGGAACTCCCCGGGGATCGCCTTTCGGGCGATGCCCTTGCCACGCGCGTCCCGGCCGCGCTGGCGGGCAGCGGCGATGGCAGGGCCGTCGGCGTCGGGCAGATCGGACTTGCCCGTCTCCGGCGCGCTCTGGCCCTGCGTGGCGGCCTGATCCTTATCCGGCGACCCGGCGCTCTTGTCCGGCAACCCCTCGGCCTTGTCTGCCGGGGCCTTGTTCTTTGCCAGATCAGCGAGCTTCGCCGCCGTTCCCTTGGCGGCCTCCTTCGCCTTGGCCGGATCGACCTTTGCCGGGAAGTAATCCTCGACCGACTGTTCGCCGCCCTTGATGGATTTGAACATCGCGGTCAGGGTGCCGATCTCGTCGAGGCCGATGTCGTCCAGCCCCTCCACCTCGAGGGCGGCGAAGATCTGCTCCGGCGTGATCCCGAAGGTGGCGAACGCCTTGATGGCGTCGCCCCGCCGGACGGCGAGGGTCTTCACATCGCCCGCAATGACCTGTTCGGCGGCGGCGTAGGCCTTGCGCCAGAGCGCCTTTGGAACCCCCTTGAGGACCGCGTTCCGCATGGCGATGGACCGGGCGGCGTTGCCGGTCACCACGATCATGTCGTCGTTGTAGAGCTTGCCGTTGCGGTCCACGATCCGGCGCTGCGTCTGCTCGGTCACGCGGAGCCCCGTCTCGTAATCGATGAAGACCCCCTCGGCGATCACGACCTTCTCGAACTTGTCCACCGCGACGACCCGGGAGCCGACATGGCAGTTGCCGTACTGGCTCGCCACGATCTCGGCGAACCGGACGCTCGCGCCCTTGATGGGCTTGCCGCCCCGGGGCAGGGCATAGACACACTCCGCCGCCGTCTCCTCGTCAAGCATCACGAGGCTGTGAATGTTGTTCTGGACCCGCGCCAGAGACCTCGGCCTCTGCTCGGCCCGCGCGATCTGCGCCTCGATCTCCGTCTTGATCTGGACCGCCACGCCCGAGAAGCCCTTTGGCTCCATCGTCATGAGTTCGCCGGTCTGCGGGTCCATCCGTTCTGCGATCTCGTTCATGGTCAAGCAGCCTCCGCCTGGTTGGTGGGTTCATCGGTGAGGATCATGGCGGCCTCGACGGGCACCGCGCCCATCGAAGTGATGAAGCTGTGAAGCCTGCCCGTGGCTTCGAGGCGCGCCTTCACCTTGGCGATGTGCTCCGCGACCCGGACCACGTGCGCCGGGTCGGCCATGTCAATGACGATGGCGAGCTTGACCCCGATGCGGCCGCCCTCGAAGCGGAGGCCGTCACCGTCCGTCTTGCGGAACGCGGCCTGCGCCATTGCGTCCGCAACCCATGATCCCGGCGTCCATGTCGCCGAGACCTTCATGGCCTGCACTGTCTTTCCCATTCGCTTGTTCTCCTGTGGTTAGCGGCGGAAGGTTGATTTGATGTCCTCGAAGACCTCGACCCCGGGGAGCGAGGTGTCGCCCTTCTGGATCCTGACCATCGAGCGGATTGCCTTTTCGACATCGGCGCGCGCGAGGTATGGGCGCAGGGCATTGAGGTCGATGGCGGCATAGTTGGCGATCCGGAACGACCACTCGGTCTTGGCGCTCGCCGTGACCCCGTTCGTCCTGGTGCGAACCAGATCGGCCGCAGAGACGGCGGCTTCCTGCTCGGCGCGCTCGGTGTTGGCCGAGGCAAGCTC